CTTCGATGGAACTGCGGCCATTACGGTGACGGCGGCTGCCGGCACGCTCTCGGGGACAACACTCGCGGCCGGCGTCACCGCCTCGTCGCTGACCTCGCTCGGGACGATTACGAATCTCACCGCGACGGCCGGCACGATTGCGACTACGCCGAGCGGATCGACCGACATCGCCAACAAGCTTTATGTCGATACCGTCGCGCAAGGACTCGACGCCAAAGCCTCGTGCGTCGCAGCGACCACGGCGGACATCACGCTCAGCGGAGCGCAGACAATCGACGGCGTAAGCATCGTCGCGGGCAATCGCGTGCTGGTGAAGAACCAATCGCTCTCTCAGAACAACGGAATTTATCTCTGCGCATCGGGATCGTGGACGCGCACGAGTGACGCGAACACGTGGGACGCTCTGACCTCGGCTTTCACGTTTATCGAGCAAGGCACGGTCAACGCCGACACCGGCTACGTCTGCACGGCGAACGCAGGCGGCACGCTCGGCACGACCGCTCTGCCGTGGTCGCAGTTCTCGGGCGCGGGAACGTTCACGGCCGGCACCGGGCTGACGCTCACCGGATCGGTCTTTTCGCTCACCTCGCCCGTCGCAGTCGCCAACGGCGGCACCGGGCTGACGAGTCTTGGCTCTGGCGTTGCGACGTTTCTTGGGACGCCGTCGAGTGCAAATCTTGCGGCGGCGGTCAGCGACGAAACGGGATCGGGTGCGCTGGTGTTCGCGACCTCTCCAACCTTGGTCACGCCAGCTCTGGGCACTCCATCGGCTCTGGTGGGCACGAACATCACGGGAACGGCTGCGGGACTCACGGCGGGCAACGTCACGACAAACGCCAATCTGACCGGCGCAATCACGTCGGTCGGAAATGCTACCTCGCTCGGCTCTTTCTCTTCGGCCAATCTCGCCTCTGCGCTCACCGATGAAACCGGCAGCGGCGCAAACGTGTTCGCCACGTCTCCAACCCTCGTCACACCAATCCTTGGCACGCCTCAGAGCGGCACCCTGACGAGCTGCACGGGCCTGCCCATCAGCACGGGCGTCTCCGGTCTCGGCACGGGCATCGCAACGGCGTTGGCGGTTAATACTGGCAGCGCGGGTGCTCCGGTGCTGTTCAATGGTGCGTTGGGCACGCCGACAAGCGGCACGGTGACGAACCTGACGGGCACGGCGTCGATTAACACGAACGGGGCGCATAACGGCACGGTGGGAGCGACGACGCCGAGCACAGGCGCGTTTACGACGTTAAGCAGCACCGCAGGAGCCAACTTTGCGACGAGCAGCGACAACGTCGCCATAGGCCATTCAAGCCCGTCAGCAAAGCTAGACGTGAGAACTGCGGCTGGAACTGCTGCGGCGATCAATCTCTACTCGGGAAACAACACGACCACTTCTAAAATCAGCCTTGGTCAAATTGGGTCTATTGATTGGGATGTGGGTCTAACCACCACAAACGGTTGGTTTCAGATTGGCGGATTGAGCGGCACAATGGCGCAAGCCTACACCATTGCTCGAAGCGGGACGGGCATTTTAGCTCATACGTTCTACGCTGCAGGCGCGGCTCGAACTGAAATTTCCTCCACCGGCCTCGCCGTGACGGGGGCGTTGTCGAGCACGGGAACGGGAACATTTGGCGCAACCTCAAACAGCACGGGCGTTGCTATTCCATCTTATGGATCTTCCGCACTGGTAATCAACTCCACAGGAATCGCGGCGGATGCTTCTTTAAAAATAAACCGAGGGTCTGGAACTTATTGGTCGATTACACACGATTCGCTTGGCGGTTTAACTTTCAACCGCGATGGCACGGACAAGGCATGGTTTGGTCGCTCTGGCGTGGATGGACTTTCGGTCACAGGAGCGCTTTCATGCACGGGAGCACTTGCCATCGGCAACACCGTAAACACCGTCAGCCCGACCTCGCCCAACCGCACCGTGACTATCGTAATCGGCGGCACAACCTACTATCTCGCAGCAAAAACGACCAACGACTAACATGTCTACTGAACAAGCACTCCAAAACCTCTACGCAGCCGCCCGCCTTGCCCCGTTAAAGGCCGACGATCACGATTTGCTACGCAAGTGCGCGGAGCAGATCGCAGAGGCGTTAAAGCCAAAGGAACCGAAAGCCGAATGAGCGGGACTAGCGACACCAATTGGCGCAGCTACGTTGGGCCGAAAGACGATGGACTCACGGTTGACTCAGCCGAGTGGCAGGCACCGCTTGACCCCGAGAACTGGGACGACTTGGTGAAGTGCTCGAACTGCACCGGGCTCACGATTACCGGGCTGACGATTCCAGCGAGCCGCGAGGACTCGATTGATTGCGTGCGCGGCTCCAATTACACGGTGCAGAACTGCACGGTTCACGGCTCGGTTACGATCAAGGGAGCGATCAACGGACTGACGCTTTACGGCTCGGTCGTAAGCGGAACGATTGAGCTGGGGCAGTATGACAACTATTGGGAGCCGGGCCGCGCTCCGACGCAGAACGTCTCCATCCTGGACTGCACTTCACCGGATGGCTCGCCGATTCGCGTCAAGGTCTGGGACGCCGAAGTGCCGTTTGTCCGAAATACGAACGTCAAAATAACCAAAGTGCCGAAATGGATTTGGCTTCCTTACTTTCTTTTCCGCCGTTTGACGAATCCCAAGAGGGTGTAACCTATGTTTCCTCTCGCTGAAATTCTCGGGATCGGCACGAAGTTGATCGACAAACTAATTCCTGACCCCGAGGCGAAGGCGAAGGCGCAGCTGGAACTCGCTCATTTGGCGCAGTCCGGCGAGCTGGCGAAGATGAACGCCGACCTCGAAGCATATCGGGTCGAGCAGAGCAACCTGACCGAGCGTCTCAAGGCGGACATGTCGTCGGATTCTTGGATGTCCAAGAACGTCCGCCCGATGACGCTTGTTGCGATCCTCCTGCTCTACTGCACGCTGGCGTTTATGTCAGCCTTTGGGCACAACGCCAACGAGTCGTATGTCGCACTGCTCGGACAGTGGGGTATGCTCATCATGTCATTTTACTTTGGCGGCAGGACGCTCGAAAAAATCATGGAGATGCGCAAAAAATGAACCCGAACCAAGTCAAAGACCTTGCCACCGCTGCGACTCCGGTCGTCGCCTGGACCTCACTCAGCCAGGTCAACGACGTCGCCGCACTGATTGGCACGCTGCTGGGCATCGCATTTTTGCTTTGGCGCTGGAAGCGCGAGGCAAGCAAGGAGCCGTGATTTGACGGCCATCGCTTAGGCGATGGAACCCGTTATCACATTCTCAGCGTCCGCCGGCGTCATCGATGCCGAAGCCGGCATCATTCGCGGCGTCTCGCTGATCACCAAAGGACCGGCGCTGGGTCATGGCGTCATGATTGACGACAAGACGCTGGAGCAGGTGAAGACCGCCGCCGAGCAATACGCGGGCGGGCTCAAGGTGAAATTGAACCACAGCGGCGGAGCAGGCGACATCGTCGGCTACATCGACGCGCTGCGAATCAGCGGGGAAAAGCTGCTCGGCGATTTGCACCTTCTGCAAACCTCGCCGCATCGCGCTTACATTTTGGAGATCGCCGAGCGGATTCCCGACACGTTCGGACTATCGATCGCGTTCTCTGGTCCGTCGGAGAAATCGTCCGACAAGCTCACGACTTTGCAACGGTGCTCGGAAATTTACTCGGTTGATCTCGTCAGCGAACCCGCTGCGAACCCGAACGGATTTTTTGCGCGCAAACTCAAACAATTTGAGAGCGACGCCAGCGAGTCGCCGGAAGCAGAAATCAAAATCGAAATTCCTATGAACGACGAAATGAAAAAAGCCATCGAAGGCATGATTCAGTCTGCCATGATGAGCATGAATGAGAAGGTCGCGAAGCTCGAAGCAGCTCTCGCTCCGAAAGAAGACAAGTCTGCTGCCATGAGCGCGCAGAACGAAGTCGTGCAGCTCGCCGCGAACACCGCTGCGCTCGCTGCCGTCAAAGAATTTGCCAAGTCGTTCGGTGCGCCAGCCGCTCCGATTGCCTCGGCCGAAGCAGTCAAACCAGTCGCAAAGGTCGAGAAGTTCGAGGACGTCGTCGCCGCAAAAGCCAACGAGCTTAAGGGCGACAAATCCTCGGCCATCACCTTCGCGATCAAAAACCATGCCGATCTTTACGCTGCCTATCGCGCACGCGTTCAAGCCGGCGAACTCGTCAAACTCTAATCCAAAACTACCATGGCCACTTCATTCAATCACACCGGGACCTTCTTGGCTAATTCGGCCATCACAGCCTTCCGGCTCGTAACGATTTCCAGCAACCGAGGCGTCGGTCTTGCAGCCACCGCCTCTCTGCCTGACGGCGTTGCAACGATTGACGCCGCTTCCGGCGATCAAATCACCGTCGAATTCCTCGGCGGCGGCACCATTAAAGCAACCTTGCTCGCTGGTCCCGTCACCGTCGGCGACACGCTTTTCTCCACCGCCAACGGGACCGTTGCCATCACCGGCACGATTACGGTGGGCAAATCTCTGAGCACCGCTTCGGACGCATCCACGATCATCGAGATGCTTCCCAAGAACATCTAACCATTAAGAACTAATTACCATGTATTCAAATTCAGCAGCCATTTTTCGCGGCGACATCGCCGGAGTCGTAGAGCAGGCCAAAGACTGGGAGGCCGGACTGATCGGTACCGCCGTCATGCCAATCCTCGACGTGCCAGTTCGCGCCGGCCAATACCCATCGTTCGTTCTTAAAGAGGGTCAGCTCCTCAAGAGCGACATGAAGAACCGAGCTCCATACAGCGATTACGC